TTTAGGCTTTATAATAGCGTCAAACTCTTTTACGGTCTCACCTAAGCGGTCACGCATGAGTTGAGTCTGTGAGTTATTGGCAGATTCTACGTCATCAGCAATAATAATATCAGCTCGTGAGCCTGTTAGCTGTCCCGTAATCCCCATAGACTTCACTGAGGGGGCGTGTGAAGCCTGTGCTGGGGCAACATCAAAAGATACCTTAGAATGTCTTTGACTATCCTTAGGTTGTAGATGTTGTAATAACGGCATTTCTGCAATTAGTCTTTGTGTAAATGTACTAAAGTCATCAGCCCTCGTTTTACTAGCTGATACTACCAATATGTTACGCTGAGGGTTCAGCAGTAATTGGTGACATACAAACGCAGAAGTAATCCAAGACTTTCCTACGCCCCTGAAAGCTTCTATTACTATACGTTTCTCTTTGGATTGTAGATAGTCTGCTATATCGTATTGTATAGGTGTTGGCTCAGGTAGATTGAGGTGTTTCCAAGCTAGATACAAGAAGTTCTTAAAGTTCTCTATCTTATTCATCTGTGTCAAATGGTAAGTCTTCTAGTATGTTGTGAGCCTTCTCTACGATATCAGGACTTGAGTAAGTCTTACAGATATCTAAGCATACCTTCATCTCACTTGCAGTGATTTCCTCACCTGATTTTAGTTTCCTATAAGCATGAGCCACAAGTAATACAGGTAATTCTTCTACTATCTTTTCTATTTGTTCATTTTGTTCTGTCATTTTATCTCCTTACGGCAGCTGAACCGAAGTAAAACCCCGATACTGCTGCTAAAAAGTGTGTGTCAGCGTTAGTTATGACTATACCTGAGAGACCTGTAAACGTTGTAACCTCTTGTGTATAGCCAAATATCCACCATCCTTCTTTAACTTGCTCTAAATACATTAGATGTACAGCAATAGAAGGGTCTATAAAGACAGCTAGCTTTGGTAAACATATAATAAAGAATACTGCTAACAATGCCATCCAACGACGGGTTACACTTTGGAAGTGTCCACCGTGACTACGTGCATCCTGTATAGCTGCTCTATCAACCTCAGCACGTTGTATTAAAAACTTTTGTTGGTCTGCCTTATCTTTCTGACCAGCTGACCACAGGCTTAATACACCTGTAAGTAGACCACTGCCTAACATTGTAATTACTTCAAATGGAATCATATTTTATATCCTTAAACTTGCCATTAAGAGACTCAAAAGTGGCTGACATGTCTCTAGGTAATAAATCAATTCCCATTGCCCACATCTCTAAAACAGCTAACATAACGTCAAAATTATCTTTATTATATGTACTTCCAAATATAGAATTTATTCTACGTTCAAAAGAAACTATTACGTCGTATCTAAACTTCTCAAACAAATGTATAACGTAATCTACATCTTGAGGGCTAATGCCCCTTGAATCCCAGTCTAGTTTTATGTCTCTGATGTACTCTATATGCATATAGTTCATTTCATCTAGTAAAAGTTTCTTTAGCTCATCTCTATTTAGATTATCTATATCTTTTCTTTTTAAAATTGCTAACATTCTACCAGAACACGTAAGAGACTTGTGTTTAGTAAAGTCATAACACATCCTAGTCTTTACCTTGTCATACTGTCCGTGAGTATAAAATTTTAGATTAGCTACCTCGTTTCTAACCCTGTCAAGAGTAGGAAATATATCGTGATTCTCTAACTCTATTATTAATCTATTCTTCTTTTTCTTTTTAAAAAAAGCTTGAATAAAGTCAGGGAGTATTATTTTTAGAATTTTCCATAGAAAACCCGCATTATCTAACATTGTCTTTATCTCACTCCTGATTTACAAAATTAAAAACCGACCGTGTAGCTTAAATAAGCTGTCTTAGCATTTGTTTTAACACTAGGTAATTCTTGATACTGAAACTGTGCCGCAAAGGTTTGAGTTGGTGTAATATAATAAGTAGAACCTAATGTGACTACTGGTCTAGTTTTATTAACAGCGTTGTTTAATTCAATAGGTTCAATTCCTTCTATAGTTGAAGAATGAGCTTGAAGTACACCACCATACAGACTTATATCATGTTCAATACCATAAGCTCCATTAAGTGTAATTGTATTGTTAAGCTTGTATTCAGCTTTCATACCCATACCTATGGTAGTCGATTTATGCTCTATAGCATTATAGGTCAATGGGTTTACAACACCTGTCTCGGTATAACCGTCTTGTTTGACAATAGAACGACGAACAGCAAAGTAGGGACGGTAAGAAGTTTTACTTCCATCACTGAATTGATATGAAACTTCAGCAACATAATTTTGTGCCTCAATCTTAGTTTCACCACGTCCTTCCTCAGACTCACCTTCTCCACTTCTAGTAATAGTTACATCGTTTACTTGATAAGCGTTGGCTAATCTAAATTGAAAACCAAGATGATTAGCAAGCTGATTCCATACTAAGTTAGTTCCAACCATAGGTAGTTTAGTACGTACACTTATCCCTTCAGGGTCTTTTCTTGAGGTCTGTTGGTCGAGAAAGATTGAAAATCTAAAGTTATCATTAAGTCTATAACCAGTAGCAAACACTGCACCTGAGTTTGATAAGTCAGAGTTATTCTGTATATTTACAACTGTGTGATGAAAACCTATAGAGTAACATTTTCCTTCTGTATCAAATAAATTACAATCATAAGTATTAAGTTTGGTAAAGCTGCCTATAGCTTTGTCTGCCATATGTGAAAATTCTGTAGAAATATCATCCCTAATTTCTTCAATACTGTCTGTAGTATCTTCTGTTAGACAGCTTGTACACTCCCCAACAACCAAGTCCCATAAGTTTGCAGATGTATTCTCTAAAGTCCAAGCCCAAGTTCTACCATCATAAGTGTAATTACCTGAATATTCTGAGGTAATGTTTGATTCTTCTAAACCATTAATGACACCAGCATATGTGGTGTTACTTTCTAAAACAGAACCATTATATATACCAAAAGAAGTTGTCCCACTAATGTTACTAAAAATTATTTTTCCATAGTCTGTAGTACTATTAATGACAGCATTATAATTGGTTGGTATTTTTCCATAATAAGTAAGTCCGCTTTGGCGATTATTAAGAGTATCAAGAGTAGAATCAGACCCTACTAAAATATCATATGAGATATTTCCTGCTGTAGTAATAACCCCAAGATTAGTTATGGTACTTCCAGTGCTATTCCTAAGCTGAATACTACGTGGTCTTATTGAATAAGTTCCACCTAAGCTGTTTAAATTACCGTTTAGTGTAATATTAGCATTGTTAGAGCTATACAGGTAAATAGAAGGAGTATCAGGTGCATTGGTGGTAATGTTACCATTTAACGTAAAAGTAAAATTGTCCTCAGAAACAGGGAAGACACCGTAACTAAGTGATTTTGCTGAATTAAAATCCCCATTTAATGTGACAGTGTTATAGACACCCCCAGTCGCTAATATACCGTAACTAGTGAGTCCCTCAATATTAATATTACCATTTATTGTAACAGTGTTAGAATCACTACTATTAAAATTAATACCATGTTGATAGCTAGATGATGTTGCTCTTATATTACCAATATAATTAAGGGTATTAGAATTAGCATTATTGATGACTATAGCCGTAAAGCCTGAATAATTATCAATATCACCTGTTAAATTATAATTATGATTATCACCCTCAATAATACAACCTGCTATTGATACAGTACTCGTATTAACACCACATGCATCTCGTATAGAATTTGGGTTTATAGATTGTGAAGACACTTCAGAAGTAATAAAAAGTGTTAAACCAAGTACTGCGGTTACTTTCATTAACTTAATGCTGCCTTCTAATCCCATTAATTATTCTCCTGCTGGTTTGGTTGGAAAGGTTACAGATGTTGGAAAAGTTTCTTGTTGTGGTACATTTCTTAATGATTGTCTGTATGTAGCCCATGCATCTTTTGTTGTTTGTGGAATATCTGATGCTTGTGTCCAATCAGATTTATTTAACAACCAATTTCTTTGTTCTCTTATATCTACTGCTTTTTGTTCATCTGTTCTTAAATCTTCAAAAACAAAGTTTCCATCTACATATTTGTTAGCATTGATATCTATAGCTTGTTGCCATACTTCTTTTGTTACTGTTACTTTTGGCTCATCAACAGAATCAGTATCTAAATACCAACCTAATAAAACTCCACTTAAATCTAGCTTTGCAATCATTATGTTTTTCTCCCAAAAACTAAAGCCCAACCCAAAATTAAAGCACCTTGTGACCCTAAACTAATTTGAGTTGTTGATAATGACCTTACATTAATATATGCAGTTGTAGTTGTATCTGCTCCTGTATAAGCCCCATAAACCTCAGTAAATGCTAAAGGAAAAGTAATGGTTTGTTGTAAGGTAGATGTTTTTCTTACCCAATTAATAAGTAAATTATTACTAAATCTTATATATCCGTTTGTATTGTCAGATGCACCAAGGCTAGATGCTATAACGTCTCCACTAATTCCTGTAAGTGCAGAACCATCTATAGCAGGTAAAGCCGAACCATCTGTTAATATATTTCCTGTTTCAGCAGGTAAAGTAAGAGTATTAGTTCCTGCTACAGCAGGTGCTGAGATTGTTATTTCACCACTCGTATCACCAGTTAATTTTATACTTGCCATTAGTCTGCTTCCTGTATTGTGTTACCCTCGGCAACCCATTCTTGAATTGCTTGGTAGTGTGTGTTTGCTGTGTCTATTGGTACAAAAACATTTTCATTGTTTTGTGAATTTGTAACCATATACCCAATTAATGTTCCAAACTCGTGGTGATTAATCTTTTTTACTGTTTCTATAATCATATCTATAATTCCGAATCTAATCTAAAAATTGCATCTGCATCATTTTTGTTTCTTAAAACTCCACCTTGTCCTGCTGTAGCACCTGATACAGTTGCTCTTACCTGTATTTTATTTAAATCTGTTCCTGTACTATCTACTATTGTTAAACTTGAAGCATCAAGACTTCCTGTTCCTGTTGTTTGATAATCACCTGATGTAACTAAAGTAGGTGTGCTTCTCAACGCAACAGGCAAAGCAAGTAAACCAATAAATAAAGTAGAACTTGAAAAAAATCCATTCACCTGATTATGGTATGTGTCAGAATTATCTTCTTGATAACAATACCTCTGACATCTAGCTAGACTTGTTGCTCTATCTTCAAACTGAAATGGTGGTATGCTGTTAGCATCAAATGTTCCTATTTCCATTTGTATTCCTGTTATGTACCAATCATTAGATGTGCTGTCTGCTAGGTTTACTTGTCCTACTGCTCTGTTTGCATTAGTTGATGCTTCCCATGAAGTTGCTAGTGTTCCTGATGTAAAATCACTTCCTGCACCAAGCCACCACCTAGCATGTAAAGATAGATTATTATCATTGTCTAGTGTTCCTGTTGTATCACCTGCAAAAGATAATAATTTTTTTTCCCAAGTATTTGCACTATCTATTGTATATGCTTTACATATTATTCTTACATTATCAGCATCTCTTAGTTCTAATATATATGTTCCTGTTTTGTTAGATTTAACCCAAAATGATATGGTAACTACCTCAGAATCAGATGTGCCTTTATTTAACATTTGTAAATTCTGCCCCTCAAATCTTTGCATGATAGCCATATTATTAGTTCCTGTAGGTGAGGCATTTGCTGTCGTGCAATCTAATTTTAAACTATTAGAAAATCCTTGACCATTAGGTACATCTGTAGATTGTGATTGTGTCCATGTTCCAAGATTAGATAACCCTAATGAAAATCTGTCTAATGTAGAATATCCTGTACCTGTAATTCCTGTAACACTTGTACCTCTTTGAGCTATAGCCATATCACCATTTATAATCAATGGAGTAGCAGTCTTTCTATCTAAAGCTACTGTGTTATCTGATACTGTACCATGTAAAGTGAGTGCCATTAATTATTCTCCTATCAATGCATTTACTTCTGCATCTGTTAATCCTAAGTCTTTTAATTTTTGTCTGCCATTTGCTTTGTCTGTTTCTTTTTGAGCCAATTTATCTAACATTGCTTGTGTATCTGCAGAATCAGATGTTATTTCAGCTTGTCTAACAGTTTCTTCTTCTGATGTCATCTCAATGATTACACCATCAACACATTTTTTCATTAGCTTTTTACTCCAAATAAAACATAAGAACTTCCTGATACCATGTCTCCATTATCAAAGAAAATTCTAAAACCTTGATTATCTTCTGCTACACTGCAACAACCACTACCCATTGTTAATGCACTATCACCATTAACATCTATATAACCACAATGAAAAGCAATTATAGTTTTTCTGTCAGTTGCTCTTGGCTCATGTATCTCATATTTTTGAACAGCAAATTCACCTGTCCCTGTGCCTGTTGCTCCGATATGAGTAATAGAACTCATAGTATCATCATCAAAATCAATACCTACTCCACGATAGGCTTGCATTTGATAATCTGAAACTGTTGTCATTACTGTTCCTGTATTATCATTAAATCTTAAAAGTAATCTACCAACATCTGTAACAGGTCTCATTCTTGCATATAAAACATAACTTTTATAAGTAGTTGTAATTATAGATGTACTAAATTCAACTGTTGATGTATTTGAACTTAAAGTTTCACCTGCTAATCTTACAAAATTTCCAGTTCCTGTTAAAGATGAACCATCTCCTATAAAGGAGTTTGCAGTAAGATTCCCACTAGAATCCATAGACATTTTATTTACGCCATTAGACTGAAAATCTATAGCACCACTTGTATCAGATTCTAGCTGTAAGCCTGAAGTTGTATCTGCATTAATCTTAACTGTCATTAAAGTATTACCCACCTAGCACCTGATGGCACAGTTACAGTAACGCCACTAGCTATAGTAATTGGAGAGACTGACATGCCATTAGTGTTTGTTGTTAATGTGTAACTAGCATCTATGCTGTTACTGTTTTCATAGATAGCACCACCTGCTGATGCTCCACCACCGATTGCACCCCATGCAGAGCCATCATAACCCTCAAAAGATGTTTCATCTGAATTAAATCTAATATATCCAGCTGATGGTGAACCGTCTCTTTGTGCTGTTGTACCTGATGGTAACTCAGCTGACCCTGTTGTACTAGTTTTAGTAACCACACCAGTAAGGTCAGTTACTGCGTCATTCCACGCTGAACCATCATAGACTCTTAGTTTGTCTGTTGTTGTGTTGAAATACAAATCACCAGCAGTTAAGGCGTCACCGTCATTGTCTAGTGTAGGGTCAGAAGCCTTAGCTCCTAAATATGTGTCATCAAAGTTATCTGCTGCTGCCTCAGCTGCTGCTTGAGCTG